GCCATCCAGCGATTCAATCTCCATCCATGTTTGTCTTTTCCAAAAGCCACTCGAAACTTTTCGCCAACTCGATAAACTGCCATTTCTCAAATCTCCACAGAAGGTTTGGGACACTTCCCCGGATGGCGACAACCATCGCGGGGTTCTTTCATTTTGCTTTCAATTGCTCCGCCAATTTGTCTTCTGAATTTGCTGCAATCGCTTCCGCCACTCGATCGGTATAGCCGCCGAAATCATTCGCCCGATTGCGAAACCGCTGAGCGTTAAACCACTCGCCAGCCTTGCGTCGGCCATCATCCGTGCTGCCGTCGAAGTCCTGCTCGGACAACTCTCGCAAGACAAGCGCCTGAGTGATCCTGTCCGCGTCGTACGATTGCTGAAGAACATCATTGCGAACAACTGGCCCCGGCCCAATTGGAATCCCACCCGCCGCATAAACGCCAGCCACCGCCCCGCAAACAATCAACGCGGCAGCCTTGGCCCCACTGACTAACCAAGACCGCCACGCGATTGACTTCAGGCTCGACGGCCTTTTCAGGCTCGCGGCTGCTCGCTCAAGATCCGCAGCAGTGATCTGGCCAAACTCCGCAGAAACATCAACAGGCTTTTTCGCCCGTGGCTTTCGCTTCGCTGGAGGTTTTGCGGGGGCTTTTTTGGCCATTACTTGGCCGCCTTGCCAAAGTCAGCAAGACCCTGCGAAACCACATAGGCAGCAATCGCACCGATGATCTGCGTAATGGCCTCTTCGGGAAGTTGCAGGCCAATTCTGTTACTGGCCACAATCAACACGCCAGCCATCGTCGCGATGGCTTTTTTGCTGGTCAGGATTTCCCCGATTAGCTTCCACATTCGCTCACCCCACGACGCGATAAGCCCGCCACATTTCTGAGGCCGGTCAGCAGTCGACAGTGTAGTTTTAAGAGCCAAGCGGTGCCGTGAGTGTACCAGGGTTTGAAACGCTGTCAATGGCGTTGCGACGATCGGAGTTCCGATCCGATGCTATTGTTTCTTAAAACATGGGCAGTTCGGCGAATGCAAGACGTTCCCGTGACCAGATGCCGTTGCCCTGACATATTCGTGGCCGTCAAATGTGACAATCGACCAGGACCAATGATCTGCGGAACCGTCCTTCAGTTTCGCGTTTTGATCTCCGTAGCACCCAGACAGCAACACGACGCACAAAAAATACTTTCTCACAATGCCTCCTTTGACTATCAGAACTTTCTGCCACAAGGACAGAGGACAGTTATTCCTCTGTTGAAATCACATCCAAAACCGTCTTCAAATCCGCGATAAAGTACGGCTGCTTCTGGTCGCCGTAATCCCTGATCCATGACCGCAACCGGCTGACGACATCACACACTGATTCACTGTGAGTGACTGGTCGTTTCCAGACACCCATAAAAAACCCCGCTCGTGAGTCCCATGACAGGCTGACGACCTGCCATCCTTCGGCTTCGTACTCCGCGAGAATGCGTTCTGAGGCATCAAGAGCGATACCGTCCGTCATCCATTCGTGTCGTTTTGTCACAATTTCAACCTTTCAAGACGATCGGAGTACCAGACCGCTGCTCATTCCATCCAGCGAACACAACCCTCTGTTGTGCAGGCCGCATGGATATGCCCGTTGTAACCAGACCGCGAATATCGCAGAGTCTCTTTGCCCGAGCAGACAGGGCAATTGATTGTGTTTGCCACCCCCTGCATTCCACGCTTCCACGGTCCCCCGCAACTGTCGACGATGGTTTCTCTCGCCAGTGCCATCCCCTAAAATCGCTTCCTGAGCCATTCTTCGTCTGCCGCGATCTCGTCCGGAGTGCGGTACTGTGCCTTGTCGCATCCAGTTGCCTCCCGGCTGAAGCATGGGCACGAATCAAAGAACTCTTTCGTTCCGTGATTCGGTAACGAATCGAAACGAACGCCCGCCTCGCAGACATTTTTTTCGTGCATTCCGCGATAGTTTTTGCACCAGTCTGATCTACGTCTCGACATTCAAACGTCCTTTGTTTTTGAAACTTCACATGAGCAGAGGAACCACGATCCGCGTTTACTTACCACCCAGCATAAGGCCGATTGTAGTCTTCAAATCTGCTGACCACCTCTTCAGTGACTCCGCAGTAAAATGGCCACTCTCAGAGGCCACACGAGCCAAAAACGGCAGCGAGTTATCGAGCAGACACAACTGCTTGAGCAGATACCGGCTTGCCGCCCCGGAATCCGCCGGATGATGCTCGCACCCGGTGACGTAGCCGAATTCAGTGTCGGTCAGCATTGTTCCGCATGTCTCACAATTACACGATGACATTTTCCAACCTCCCGCGCCTAGGGGAACGGAATACCGCTGCTCACCCTACAGCGTTGTTTCAACTTTTCGAGCCAGCTCCTTTATTGCAGACCACGGCGTGACACCGACAGCCAATGTGCCACCGTATTCAGCACGCCACATCGTTCCCCCAGTTCCGCCGACCGTCCTGCTGACGAGCAGTGCTGGAGACGTTTCGCCGCGATGACACATCTCCCGGAACAACACGTCAGCCGCATACAGCAGTTCTGCCGGTATCTGCACCGACAACGGGTTTCCCTGATCGTTCGGATTGTGAATCTTCACCGAGTCAGAACGGCCACACTCAACAATTCTTGACATTCAAATCTCCAATGTTTTTCACGTTTCACGCCAACAGCGGATGTTCCACTCCGCTAGTCTTCGCTTGCATCAATCAGCCTGCCAATCGCCTCCGACACACTGACGCCTTGCCGTTTTGCACGGGCCTTGATCTTCTTTTCACGCTTCGGACTGATCCACAGCGACATGACCTTGGCTCGCATTCCTGCGGGATGTTTCGGGCGACCTTTTGAGGCTTTCTTTTTCATAGACAAAATCTATTAGGTTTATTGCGAAACGTCAACAGTTATCTTTTCAATTGCGATCCTCTGTACACTTGCCGCCGACCCCCCTTCTGTCAAAAGGGGGACCATGATAGAGGATAGATTAAAAACATTGGTGTTTTTGATCTCTAAAAACTCAACAGGGCCGCCCCCCCTTGACGTAGTGACGGAAGGGGGTAAAAGAGTATGTTTATAAGCGCTAAAAAAATTTTTCCCCCTATTTTATAGGGTTTTATATAGTGTACATTTGCTACGGCTTCCGTCAAATCAACCCTTGACGGAAGGGTGACGGAAGGTGACGGAAGTGTTGTTTTCGCAAAACTTCCGTCAAGATCCGACATGAACAAAAAAAGCCGTTTCGATTATCCGAAACGGCTTTTTGTACACTATCGAAAATCACTCAATAGCCTGAAACGTGACAGCTAATCGCCCACCAGTTTCCCTCTCACCTTGCTGAACGCAGCCAGATTGAATCAAGGTTGCCAAGATGTCGGCTCTGTCCCTTGGCTTCAATTTTTGCGTTCGTCGAGTTATTTCATTCATCCCCCATTCCCCTGGACGCGACCTGAGCAGCGTTCTCATCTCATTGACCATTTGACCGAACGGACTGCCTGAAACGTGCCTATCGGCCTGCTGGAGGATTTTGCGCGTGATCCAGTTGTTGAGGCGGATTGCAAGTTCGGCATCTTCCGCTTGGATCGTTGGAACATACTGACCCGACGCGCGGGAGCAGGCGAACAGCATTGCGAGCTTTACTGTCTTTTCCGCCGCCCTAGACCAGATGGCCGCCGTGATTGGTTCCTCCGTCATTCTCCGCTTGGAAATCTTCACGGCATGTTCGTGCAACCTTGCGTGAGCCGCCTCGTCTCTCTGGATGCAGATTGGAGACGAGCCGTCCGACTGGTCAGCCAGATTCCCTGCCGATGTCCTCAATTGCAGCCACCATGCCGCCTGATCGATTATTGACTGGGGGATCGGTTCGTTGGATGGATCTTGATAATCTACATACTTTGAAGACTCAAAGATCAGGCAGCGGCCAATCAGCCCGCCGGTCAAGTTCTTCTCGGTCATCGATTCCCAAAAATCTTGAGGAACTGCAGTCCCGTGCAAAACCAGATGAGGATAGTGCAGAGTTTTTACCTTCGCCCGATCACCGTAAGCATCGCCAGTCCAGATGTCATCAGCAGACGAAAACACCTGCATTAGCACGCTTGCAATCTGGACTAGATGCGGGCTTGATCTGTCCTGCATCGCCATTGCCAGGTGATGGATCTCATCCACTTGGAAAAGCATGTTCCATTGTTCTGACAATGCGGACAGAATCCCGGCATGACTTCCAATCCGTTCTGGCCCGATCATCCGATCACCACCGCACAATCTCAGGATCTTGCGGTTGAGCTTCCGCCCATGATCCTTCCCAGCTCCGGAAAGGGCCAAGCTGATAATCATCAAATTGGTTCTCGCTCCGCGATCCGATACCTTTCCGCCGGTCAGCGTCGAAAGCAGTGACAACGCCGCGCCCATCGCGACTTCTGGCAATGGGTAGTGAGCAGTCGCAAGATTATGCCGAATGAGATCGCCGAGGAATCCCGGCAGCGATTGGCAGTCAATTGGGAAAGGCTCCAATGTCGTCTTCGCCGCTTCCCGCGTGTTCAGGATCAAACTCAGATCGACGTGAGAATGTGACTGCTGAATCAAAGCCATTGGCGGCTTGTCTTCGCGCGGAGTTCCGTTCTTGCGTCCATTGACAGATGCCTCTCTCAGTTCGCTGTCTCGAAGTGGTGGATTGTTTTTCTGATTCCAATCGCAGAGCAACTGGTAAACCTCGTCATCTGTCAGCCGAGCGTGAAAATCATCCTTTAGCGAATGCAGATGACCAGCCAGAGAAAACGCTGCGTTTCTCAGATTTCCTTTCGCTTCACCCGGAACGTTTTCAACATATTTCGCCCCGCGCTGCATCAGCGATTCGGCTTCAATCCTTGGCGGCGCTGGCTCATGCTTAACGGTCCCTTTCTTCTCCTGCTCTCCGCTCAGGTAAGTTTTGCACAGCCAGTCAATAACGGCCTGCCCATCACCGATCTCATCATTGCCGTTGTAGACATCGCCCGTGATCGTCCAAAATCGATCATGGTCGTAGCATTCAATCTGCTGCTTGTCGGCTTTGCCGGGATTGATCTTGTGAAGACAACGGAAGCCATCCGGCTTCTTTGCCCTCGTGATGAACTTCACTCCGGTCTTGCTCGGTGAAATTTCCGCGTAAGCAATCCCGTCAAGCCTCGCGATGATCGGCAAAGCCCAGTCGCGAAAATCGCCGTCCTCAGTCAGGCAATTGTCAAGATCAACGCCCGTGTACGGCTCAGCGATAACCGTGGCGATGCCCTGATAATAGATTGAGGAGTCAACCGCGATATCGAAAGCGCACCACGCAGACGGGTCAGTTGAGCTTCCAGCATCACCGCCGAGCCTAATCGGAATTTTCGTTCCCTTGCTGTTGTAGTTCCACAGCATCCATCGCTTCAGGTCTTTCAGTTCTTGCGGAACGCGATCGTAATCCATCACTAAACCTCATCGTCATTTGTGATGTAGGTGACATGTTTTTGAGCCCGAGTCGCCGCCGTGTACCTCCATTGAGGCGAAGCCGCGATGTCCTCAATCACTGCAATTCGCGGCCACTCTGAGCCCTGTGACTTATGGCACGTCACCGCGTAACCATCCTGCACGCGAACAGAGCTTCTGTCTGCTGGGTCGAACGTGATCGGGAAGCGTTTTCCGCATTCCGTCGTGATCTTGCTGCCGTCAAATTTTGCCACAGTGAACATTTCACCGTTTGCAATTCCGTGCTGATAACTGTTATACGTACAGACAATTCTAAGTCCGATTTCAATCTGTTTTTTGAATCCGAGCACATGACGAACCCGTTGATTGAATCCAGAAATAAAAGCATTTCGATAACATATGACAGGCCATAGACCATTGCTCAGGACATAATCAACAACATCATTGAATGTCTGCACTCCAGCAGGATCAACGCAAACCTGATCGCTGGTTGACTTCCATTTCCGGGGATGATTTCCAGCCCTCAAAAAATTTGCGAAGTCAATCAGGTCTTCGCTTCCTGTGTGTCTCCACTGCGTCGTTAGCTTTGCGTCAAGTGACTCTTCTGACATGACTGATTCACCAGTACCATCAGGGTCAACCGGAGGCAACTGGCCATAGTCGCCAACCCATACAACGCGATTTGCACAGCGAAGAATTTTCTTTCGCATCTCGCTCGTGATCATTGATGACTCATCGACGATGAGAAAATCCTTAGTGACTTTTTTGTCGGAGAATACTGGCTTCAGCTTTCCGTCAGATCCTTGTTCTTCATGCTCAAATCTGCAAAGCAGTGAATGGCAGGTTGACGCTGAGACGCCTTTTCTATTGAGAACTTCAGCCGCCTTTGCAGTCGGAGCGATCACATCGCAGTTATTCATTTGCTCTTGCATTGCTTTTACAAGAGTTGTTTTTCCTGTTCCCGCAAGACCGCCGAGGCGGAATTCTTGAGACAGCCTTGACGCCATCCACTGCAGAAATTTTCTATAAGCCTGTTCTTGGTCTTCTGATCGTTTTATCATTGCCGCTTTCCTTAAAATGGAACGTCCTCATCCAGCCCGCTGTAGGTCTTTACTTCTTCGGATTCAGCCAACTCAGTCGGCTTCTCCGACTCAAAAAAGCACTCCGTGATCCTGTGCCAGCGGCCATCTTTTTTTGTCGTGATCCTGACCGGCCTCCGGCAGACGCCCATGTTGATCAGGGCCACAGCGTCCGTTGCGTTGTCCGGTGGATCGCAAAGGCTTCGAGCGTCCCACCATGCCAAGAACTTCAAGCGTGCAAAGCCTTGATGCCCTGGGCAGGTCCATTCGGGAATAGTGATCGTTGCGAGGTTTCCGGATTCGCCTTCTTTGGTGCAGACGTAATCAACGCGAACAGTCTGCGGAGCTTCGCCGTCATCCTTCTTTGTGTGGACCCGAACAATGACGTCTTTGACTTCCCATTCCTCCGGTAACATTGAGCCTGTCAACTGGCTGCTTTCATCTGCTGTCGTGTCGTGCTTCAGTTCCCGCTCACGAGGAAAAATGAAATTGCACTCAGGGCAGACGACTGTTGAAGGCGACACATCCAGCTCGCAGGACGGGCATTTCTTCCCGCGTCCGTTTTCAGCAGCGATACCCGCTCGCCCTTTGCCTTCCGACCGCCCGAAGTTCTCGTCATCGATTGAGCCATGCCGAGCAATGTTCCCGCCAAAGTCTAATAGCAGGCAGTTGGTTTTGCTGGCGTGCAACCGCAACCCGCGACCGACCATTTGGCAGAAAAGCCCTGGCGACATGGTTGCGCGAAGGATGGCAATCGCGTCGACGCACTTGGCGTTGAAGCCGGTTGTCAGCACGTCCACGTTTACCAAAAAGCGAAGCTCCCCCGCGACGAACCTCCGCAGCGTTTCCGCTCGTTCGATTGGCAGCGTCTCGCCAGTGACGACAGCGGAGTCAGGAAGCAACTCCGCGATCTGCTCCGCATGATGGACACCAGACGCAAACACCAGAATGCTGTGCCTGCCCTGTGTCTTCTCGATGATCTCCGCACAGGCGGCCTGAACTTTTTCGTCGACATCAAAAGCTGCCTGCATTTCTGATTCAACAAACTCGCCACCGCGAAGTCCGACCTTGTCAGTGTCGATCTTCAGGTCCGATGGCTTGTTTGTGATCGGACAAAGAAAACCTTCAGCAATTAGCTGAGCGGTCTTTGCCTCAAAAACGATCCGCTGAAACTGTCGATCAGGTCCACAGATTGGACCGGCCCCGGTTCTGAATGGCGTCGCGGTCAGGCCCACAATGCGGAGTCCTTCGTTAGCTTTCATCGCTGCCAGAAACTGACCGTACATCGATTCTTCGAGATCGCTAATGAGGTGAGCTTCATCAACAATCACAAGGTGCCGCCTGCCAAGATCTTCAGCCTTGCGGAACACGGACTGGATGCCAGCGACAACCACAGCGTTATGGATCTCTTTTGACTTCAGGCCCGCTGAATAGATCCCGACATCAACGCCCGGAATCAATCCCCTGATCTCGTCAGCGTTCTGCTGAAGCAGTTCCTTGCGGTGAGCCAACACAACCACGCGGCCACCGAATTCAAGAGCCTGCTGAATCAGCAGTGCAATCAGGAGGCTCTTTCCGGCTCCGGTGGGAAGCACAGCGACACAGTTGCCGGACTTCTCATTGAGATACTTCCAGACGGCTTCGTTGGCTTGTGACTGATACCATCGAGGGGACAGCATTCAAAACTCCTTATGCGAATCCCACTCTGTTATCGAATCGCCGCCGTCGCTGACAACTGGCGTCAGTTCCTTCGGAACCACAACCGTTACGCCAGCCTCAACCAGCATCACGGCCTTGCAGATCTTTTTGAGCGGTAGTCGCAGAATCTCCGCTGGCATCGGCTCGCCGGTCTTCTTCAGCCATCTGGCTTTTAGTTCGCTGAACACGTTCAATTGCCTCCTGTAAGATTTGAAGAGACTGACGCAGCCAATTGCCGTCGCCAGTCTGTTTGTCGTAAGCGTCGATCATCGACATTGCACCAATGAGATGATGGTTGCACCGCAGTTGCGGATAGCGTGCATCGCATCACTCCCCCACTCAGGATTCCCTAGGCGAACCAGAGAATCTTGAGCGTCCGTGATCATGCACTCGGCGAAGCCTTCAGCCTTCTCAATCTCTGGCTTCAGGGCTTCAATCCTTGCGAGCTTAGCGGCTGCAATGGCAGCCTGTTCCTCATTCCATCTCCGCAGATTCTCGGCCTCTTCTTCGTCCTGAATTCGCTTGCGGCGGATGGACTCAAGTCGTGTAGCTTCCGCCTGCTGTTTGCGGAGTTCTTCGCGTTCTGCTTCCATCGCCTTGCGTTGTTCCGCCAAGGCGGCTTCGTCAGCCAATCTCTGCTTCTCCATTTCTCCGGCGCGGATGCGGAGTTCTTCGGCCTGTCGCTTCGCCTCTTCGGCCAGCTTTGCAGCGAGTTCTTCGCGTTCCTTGCGTTGCTTCGCTTCAAATTCTTCAGCGATGCGTTTCTCTTCAGCAATGATCGCGGCCTGCTCCGCAGCGGCTTTCTTTGCCTTAGAAAACCACCACATCCATTCTTCATCGGGCAACTCTACCGCGACCCAATCCAGAGGAATTCTTTCAGCCACCATGTCGTTGATGCGGCTTTGTTTCTTCGCGACTTTCTCAGCTTCCTTTGCAGCCTTCTCGGCTTTCTCAACAGCGTCGAAGGCGTCGCGTTCGGCCTTCAATTTTGCTTCGACTCCGTCGACTTTTTCAGTCAACTGTTTCGCAATGCTGTCGACCGTCCGCCCGTATTCCAAAGCATCGGCCTTGAGTTCTTTTCGCTTCTTCTCGATGTTCGCGTTCAGCTTCTTGACGAACTTGTGAGCCTCTTCAACCTGTCCGATTCCGGCCTCTGCCACAGTCAGCAGACCATAGGGCAAAACCTGTTCAATCATCGCGTTAAACGTCGACAGTTCCTGAACGGCCCTGTCTGTCATTGTCAATTCAGTTGTCTGCATCTGTTCCTCCTGTTCATAGATCCCGCTGTGGTCAATCGTTGTTCTGCCCATCTGCATTCCCTCCGTCGACGAAAAAGGCGCGGAGGTTGCCCCGCGCCTATGTTGTTGAGACTACCAGCCAGCAGGCTTGCCAGCGGTTGCTGTCTTTTCCGCAGGAGCAGAAGACGACTGAGGCAAACAGGCTTTGTAGCCCTTCACTTCGTTCTGGTTGTTGCCGTTGTATTCCTTAACGGCCAGCTTGATCATCAGCGGTTTCATGTGCAGGGCTGAAGAGTCGGGAGGCTTCGGAATGTTCAGTGCCTCGCAAACCTTCTTAAACTGTTGCTGAGCAATCGTCGTTGCCTCTGGATTCTTGTTCCAAAGGTTGAACCGATCGATCACCGTCCGATTCTTAAACGGCCCGTCGATGATCTGCAGCTTGACCTGCAACAACTCGCTCGCCCCGTCCTTCGTTTTCTTGCGTTCGCTCTCGGTCATGACAGCGCGATACTCCCCCGCAGGCAGAGCCTCAAACTCGCTGTCCTTTACTTGCGATGCGTCATATCCACCTAAATCAGCCATCTCAATTACCTTTCAAAACTTCACTTGGGACAAAAAACTCTGCATACTTCTCAAACGAAAACTCAACCATTTCTTCAGGCATGTTCAAACGGTTCTTGGCACGGACTCCCGCCGTTGGCTGCGTCCTGACAAAACGCTCGCTGCCACCCGCCGCGATGTTGCGAGTGCGGTTAAATCCAGTGTCTTCTTTGACGGCATAGGTTCGGAACGAACCGAAGAAAACTTCCTGACACCAGTCGCAAAGGAGATCACGAGCGAATTCACAGACGGACGGCTCCCAGCGCTCATAGGACGGTGCATCTGGCGGAGTGATCTTCACGGCTTCGCTGTGTGCCAGCAGGATGATTCCCAGCCCGCGTTCAGTGTGCAGCCAGTCCAGTTGGAACTTAATTTTGTCCCACATCGCTTCAATGAACTTGTTGCCCTTGCCGTACGAAAACTTGTCGTCGGCCATCGATTCGACGTTCTTCTCTTTGCAGATCTGCTTTTCGATGATCCGCTGCAAAGCGTCGATCGTATCAATGGCAATCCAGCGATAGGGGAACTCACCTTTCGCCGCTGTCGTGTCGCAATACAACCAGAATTCCTGCCACTCATCCCATGTTCGAATTGGCGGCGTCTTATCCATGTCAACGTCTCGATCATCTTCCAGATTCGCAAGCAACGCCCCGCCAAACGCCTGCGAAGCAAACGTTGTCTTGCCGATAAAGTTCGTCCCATGAAACAGGACGCGACGAGGCCCGCCCTGTTTGCCTTTCAAGATCTTCACTGCTCTTTTCTCCGCTCTAAATGACACTCAGAACACAACACTCTCAAACCATCCGATTCGCAAAACAGCCGATCGGCGAACACGCTCAGATCGGCAAATGATTTCAGTGAGCCACATGGCTGAACGT